CCTTTAAACTTCCTGCGTTTAGTGGTTTCTGCTAAAAACTGGTTCGAAACTATGTTTCTGGTGCCAAAAGAGAAATAATTATTTACAAACTTCCATTTTCCATCCGGACGTTTCTTTGGACCTCGTAGGTAAGCAGGTAAATGAGCATTCGAATTTCTTCTGAAAATTTTTGGAACAATCAATTGATCTTTCTTTTCACTTCTGGTCTTTTCCATAATTAGTTTATTGGTTTTAATTATGAATCAAAAATAAAGAGCAGAAAAACCCGCAGAAAGGACAAAATCAATCCTCATTATAGTCCTTAATCACCTTAACCTCCTTAAAGTCCTTTTTTCTTTCCTAAAAACAAAAAGCCCCGATCATCCGGGGCTCCTCATTAAAACATACTTCTCCGATTTGGAAGTGAAACCCTCTGTTTCAACCATTTCGATATGTTTAATCCTTAAAAAGCAAAAAAGCCCCGATCTCTCAGAGCTTTTTCTTATTACTTTTCTTTTTTGAAGTTACAATAGGTTCCGAAACCTTCATTTCTTCAGGATTATCTTCTGCAGGTGGCAGCGGTTCAAATACCGGGTCCTCTCCCTTAAACTCCTCCGTCATTGCGAGCGGAGCGAAGCAATCCTCCCCTTCTTCCCCATAAAGCTCCCTTTTCCCTGCCTCCGTGATCTCCAGGTATGGAAAATCAGCTTCAAACAGTTCCTTGCAGATTTCAACCGGGATGTTAGGTCGGCTAAAGTCAAGTTCGCCATGGGAAGGAGTGATTATCCTTCCAGGGCGAACTTTAACTACTTTAAAATATTTGGTCCACATGGCGCTTAAATGCTGCCGCTTGTGGCTTCAGTCAGAGGCACACTTCCCGTATACACGTATGCGTTCGGTGTTTTATAGACAAACTCGGCGCTCATTCCCTTACGGTCGGCAGTTGCCTTGCCGGTTCCGCTGGCGTCAGGAGCTCCCACGTACACAGCGGCACGCATCGGGTCGCCCATCAGGTAACGTTGACCTTCAGCATCCTGAACGATAAACACAAGGTTGTCGTTCTTGGCTGCATTGATGAATCCGAGGATCTTCTTCTGCAGTCCTGGTTGAAAGATGGTCAGGTGTTCTACAAACGATTTACCGTCAATTTCACCAACCGATTCAATTTTGAATTCGCCGGTGTCGTCGGTAATATACATTTCGAACAGGCGTTTGCCGGCTTTCATCACCAGGTCACCCGTTAAGCTTGCATTGGCTTCCAGTGTTAGTGGGTTGGTAGGCTTGGTTGGCCAGATGGCCACATCAGCATGAAACCCGAAATACACCTTTTGCCCGATACCCCCCATGTTTTCACCATTGGGCAGGTTCTTATTGATATCTGTAAATTCAATTGACATGATATTTCCTTTTTATGGAGATGATAAATGAGCTCTCCTGAAAGCGAACAATCAGGAGAGCCAGTATCTTAGATCGAACCCGATCCGCTTGGTAAGATGTTGGTCCAAACAGCCTGGTTGATTCCAAAACCCAATCCCTCGCTCCAGTCAGCCATAACAGCTACCGAACGTTTAACTTCTTCAAGTTTGAAATTGTTCTTGGTTAAAGTGGCAGGAGTTACCCAGATGAAGTTTGCCTGTGGTGTAACGAAAATATCGTTTGTACCAACCATCGACGACATTGGTTTCACATTCAATGGGGTGAAATCAATTCCACCGTCGATCTGTGCGTCAGAAGTTTTGAAATAAAATCCCTGTGCACGTTTATCCTGCATGTACTTTTTGTACCAGGCGCGGCTCATAAACACATTCATCTGAATGCCTTGATAAACTTCAGTGATTTTATCAGTGAAGGCTTCAACCTGATCAAAGATGGTGTCTTTGTGCAATTCACCAATATTAATCGAATTGATGGTACCGGCATTTACTCCGTTACGCAATTGCTTTTGCAATCCGTCCATTCCCGTTCCGTCCAATCCGGCAACACCGGCTGCAGGAGCTGAATAAACGCCCTTGTAGTACTCGTTAAGTTCCATGTCCTGATCGATCTGACCGTTGTAATACACTTCGATCAGCCACTGTACGAATGGCCAGGTCTTGCGATCGACATTCTTTGCAGTGAGGAATCCCAGCCAACTGGCATACAATTCATCAGGCATAAATTCGTCGTCAATCTTGAAACGATACTGACGGATTTCGTTTGGAACGATTTCAACGCCACCTTTTTGAGTGAAAGTCTTCTGGAAAGGTTGAACCAGAGAACGGAAGGTAGCATTTGCCAAACGGAAAATGGTATCATCCGATTTAAACGGAGTGGCATACCCTGTGATTTCACGAGGGGTGGTGAGCATCTTCAGAATCCGTTGTTTATTCTGACCGGCGTCGATGTAATACGCCCCATACTCCCGAATAACATCTGTGGTTGTAATTGACATGATTATAAAGATTTAAATGTTAGCATCAACTTGTTTGTTGTGTGGAAGTGAATTGATCATATCCCAGTCAGCTCCATCCAAAACAGGATCTTCTTCTCCTAAATTTTGTGCAGGGGCAACTCCTGGTTTGGCAGCAAGCAGTGTGCGGATGGCCTGAACTTTTTCTTCAGGAGTAGCAGCGATGGCAATGGTAGGGTCAATGGCATTGAACGGATCAATAACACCGGCAAGTTCTGTGCGGGCAGTGTCGCGTTCGGCGGTGATTTCGGTAACTGTTTGGGTAGCGGCGGCCACCTGTGCAGTTAATCCTTCAACGACCGAAGCATGTTCTTGTGTTAAAGTGTCAATTTGAGCGATTTGGCTGTCAATCGATTCGAGTTGTTCCTCATTGAGGAAAACTCCTTCTTCGGTCGATTCCAATACTTCCAGATTCAACACCTTATTCACGTTAAGAAATGTTTTCTTCATTTGTTGTGAATTATTTAAAGGTGAATTTTCATTCTCAGGATCCAAAGCCGGTTTAGGCTTAAAATTGGCAAGGGTCAGCAAACGATCAACGGCGCAATTAAAATCGCCTACCGAGTCAACCAGGGTTCCAATCACATCCGAAGCAAAATAAGTCCTGCCTTTCAGCTGGTCAGCGGATACCGTTGGCCGGTTGTCTTTAACGTCAGACTTGAATTTTTCATTGATCGGATTTAGGATTCGATTCTTAACCGGTGCAAAATCAAAATCATTGATGGCCCGGTCATATTCTTCATTCTTCTCGTCCGATCCGTCGGCATAAATGGTTACCTGGACGTCTCCATCGTCATTCGCTTCCGATTTCGACTTACGGCCTTCATAAACGACCATGGTACCAATGCATCCTACCATATCCGTTTCACGGCTGGCAATGATCTCTTTGGTATAGCTGGCAATATAATAGGCTGCTGAGCAGCAGCAACCATCAATCCAGGTAAGTACAGGCTTTTGACATTTCAATATGGCTTCCGACAGTTCAGCAACGGCAGAGCTTTGACCGCCTCCCGATTCTATGACAAAGATGTGACCAACAACATTTGGCTCTTCATCGGCTTCAAGCAATCGGCTGGCTTGGGTTCGGGTTCCGCGTGGTCCGCAATCCTGGTCATGCTTGGTCAGGATCGAACGCAGGGAAATGACATTGATTACTGAAAGTGCTGTCTCTTCCGGCTCTTCAGCCTCTACCAATTCTGGTTGATCATCGGCATAATAGCCTTGAATAATCCGCTTGGTAGCAGCTTCAACTGCGAACCTGCGGTAATTTTCAGGCTCTGGTGCCTTCTCTATGTTTAATCCCGTCGACAATCCTTTTAATACAGGCAACCAGGTATTACGGGTCACTGAGTCGACCTGCCAAGGGCTGCTAATAATATCTTTTAAAAACAAAAAGTTCATAACTTGCTGTATTTTCAGCGAGTTTACCGCATAAAAAAGGCGGTCGAAAGGACATCGACCGCCTGTAATAGCAGAAAATACAGTAAAAATAACCTACAGCCCCCTTCTTATTCCCCCTGAGGGGGAAAGCTAAAAACGCTCCGAATAACATTAACAGTTAATTGGAGCGTTCTTTAAGCCCTCCCTTTCGGGGAGGGTTTGGGAGGGGCAGTTAAAACGGATCCCCAACAAACTTCCCCTTCTCCACCTGTTTCCCGTAAAACGATACGCTGTGCCCATTCCGGTCCGGCGTATCCGCCCCTGTATCCAGGTCAAACGAAACCCGAAGCGGTACCTGTACCGTGCCCGAAACTTTAAACTGTTCATTCTGATCCTGGTAAATCACTATCCAGTGGCGGCCGGTCATACCCGCAATGATTTGCCGTGCAGCATCCGTATCTTTAGGTACGAAGGCCTTCAGTTCAGTCTGGTAGGCTGTGCCCGCTTTTTCTAACGATTCCTTTTCAGTCATACTCATGCTACCTGGAGAGCAATACATCTCTACAATATTCTCGGTAGTCGTAAAACTTACCGTGTTCGATCCGATCGTGATATCCGATGGAGGTACGGCCCAAATTTTCAGGACTCCTCCCAGGTTGTCAGAGGGTTTGTTCAGCTGTTTCATGTTGCGCTTTTTTGGGTGTAATATTGTCCTTTTTGCGGGACAATATTTCCATAAATAAACTGTCTACTTTACCAATAATTTCAACAAAAAAATCAATCTCATTTTCAGGCCGACGGCGGTAATATTCTTTCTTGATAGACTCATACGACCAATATTCCTCCTCCATCTTATAATGCTCCTGAAATTTCTGTATACTTTCCTTAATGCTCAATCCAACGCCCCGGTAAATGCTCACCACGTTATGCATTTTGCACTTCACAGTCGATTCAAACATCTTTCCAAACGTCACAGTATCCGTCTTCGAGAACTCCCAGCCGTAACGGTAGAAATAGTCCTGCGATATTACTATTTCCATCGTTTCCGTGTAAGTACACAATTGCTGGCGGTCAAACTGCAGATCAAAACGGGTCCGGGGTTTCTTCAGGCAGCGAAGTACCTCCTTTTGTATGTCAGGATACCGGCTGAAATCGGCTGGTAAACCATAGTTCAATTCAACGAAACGCTTTACGTAAGGCTTAACAGGAATGGTAACTACAAATTTTTCCGACATAACGGTATATTCACGGTTTAAAACTAGTTCAGTTAAAAAAACCGGTGAATGAAGCGTTTCCAATATACAAACTCATTTCAGCTTTACAAAACAAAAGCCTGTTCAAATACGAACAGGCTCTTGTTAATAGCGTCATCCCGACGCATGTCGGGACCATCCTTAAACTCCTTAATGACCTTAAGGTCCTTCTAAATGCTCGACAACGTATAAGTTGAAATAGTAGGCAATGCACAGAACTACCCATACATTGCCTGTTTACTACTGTGCAGCTTCAAAAGTCAGGTAGTATTCTTTACCCGGGATGAAGTAATTACTTGCAGGAAGCTCGGCATCAATATTGATATCCAAATTACCGCATGGAGTTGCTTTTGCAAAGTCTGCATTTTCACCAGTCTGGCTATAAACTGCCGACATCTTTGCTTGTTTTTGGCCTCCGAAATCTGTTATGGTCCCCAGCTCATGAATTCTCTGACGTTCTCGATCCACACGTAATCAGGCTGAAGTTCATCTATATACATAAACAGAGCATGTGCCAGGGTTCGGCTGTCTGCATCGCGGGGTAACCCTCCTTTAGCTTTCGAGTAATTCGTACACTCCAGGCTGGCCCACAGGTTAATCTTACACCCGGGAAATTCCGATCGCAATTTATTGACCAGCTCCCTCAATGCTTCAACAACCTTGAAATCCCTTACATCTTCTACAAAATGCATGCAGTTCGGGTGATTAAGCCAGTGACTCATCAGGGCATTGTAATCATGATTGATACAAGCCACCACCTTTACATTTTCCAATCCTGCCAGGTGGATCCCCGTGGTAGTTCCTCCAGCTCCTGCAAACAAATCGATCCAGAAGATCATGCAGCCTTTAGTTTCATCATAACCCGTCCTAAGATGCAGCATCAACGGACCAATCTGTATTTTTTCGAGTAAGTATTGTGGTTTCATGGCTTCCTTAGTTTATATACAATCATTTTTTTATAGCAGTTAATTCCGAAATGTACATCAATATCAACCATCAGATCCATCAGATCCAGATCCCTGGTAACCTTGCATATACGGTCAGGTTCTTTAATCAGAAATATGCATCCTTCACAAACCGATTTTACCTTCACAATCTTAAATGCATCAGGCTTTAAACTTATTATATCTGCAAATGTCATAGTTCCCTCCTTAATCACCTTAAAGTCCTTAAACTCCTTAATCTGTGCCATAATTTCTAAATTTTAGGTTAAACTTAATTTCGCAATCTCACCCATTGAGCCGTGGCGGATTCTGTCAAGGGTGGCCGTTTCAATTACCCCATTTGTCCCTTGACTTTTCCGGCAGGCGATCAATAACTTTATTGCGTAATTGAGTTTTTAACTTTCTCATATTCAAATTCTGTCAATCAATTGTCAGGTAAACAAATACCGTTCATTCTCTTCAATTATAATTGTTGTAAAAGGAAACCCAGTTTCAGGCACTTGCTGTATCGTTTCCATCAACCAGCTCGATCCTGTAAAAACAATATGCTTTTTGCTATCGATCGATATCTGCAGATGTATACACTTACCAGATCCCTTCTCTTTGAAAACTTTAGAGTCCTCAATTTTAAAGTGATGGACCACAATTTCACGATTAAGTATTTTAGACATCTTTATTTTCTCACCTTCAAATGCCTGACTTTTGATTTTGATATTAAACTGACTGAAGCTATTCATGGAGTAATTTTTTAATTAGATTTTTACTATTACAGTGCGATGCCCATCCTTTATAAGAGGCAATTGACTTTGCATTTCTTTTTCTTTTTAGCATTCGGGCAAAATTCTGCTTGATACTCTTACGGAGTAAGGTATGCGTGTGGCGAAATACATAGCCTACAAAATCAATTCCCCGGACATCAACAGGGAATACCTGATAGTTTCCTTTCACGGTTAGTTTCAGCCTGTCATTCATATAGGTTCTGATTTCAGCAAGCAATTGGTGTAAATAAGGTTTACTGCTGGAAAGGATTACAAGGTCATCGGCATACCGGAAGTAATATTTTACGCCTTTAACCTCCTTCATCCAGTGGTCGAAATAACTCAGGTAAAAATTGGCGAAATATTGGGAAAGATAGTTTCCGATCGGAAGGCCATCCGTGCTGTCAATCACTTCATCGAGCAACCAAAGCAGGTCATTATCCTTGATTTTTCGACGAAGCAGCTGCTTGAGTATTTCATGATCAACATTCGGATAAAACTTCTTAATGTTTAGCTTCAGGCAGTACCCGGTATTTTCAACATTCTTTAAGGCATATTTTACTGCATTTGCCGCAGCATGAATGCCTTTCCCTTTGATGCAGGAATAAGTATCTGCCGTAAATGTTGACACAAATATTGGCTCCAGCACGTTCATTACAGCGTGATGGGTGATCCTGTCAGGATAATAAGGCAACCGGAATATCAGACGCTCTTTGGGCTCAAAGATGGTGAACGTTGTATATTCAGATGTTTGATAGGTTTTGTCCTTCAGCATTTCATGCAGTTTTTGAATATTTTCTTCCCGGTTCTGATCGTGCCCGATTACTCCAGGCTGTTTCGTTTTGCCTTTTCGGGCAATTTCATCAGCCAATTGGAGGTTTTCGATGCTGTATATTTTCTCGTATAAATTGTTGATCCGTTTCATGCCTTTGCTTTTTTATGGTCGCTTTCTCCCGATTACTCGGAATACCAACACCCATTGAAAATGATTTATTTTTTGCACTGTTGGCAAGGTCTACGCTGCCAGTATCGCATAGGTGAGAGCTGACATTCGTATTCGTGTTATCGTAGTTGTAATTCGAATTCGAAAAACTGAACCTGGAAGACAGAACTAGCAGCAACGCAGCGTACAACCTTTTTTATTTTATTCCGGATAGAGGAAGTATTCCTGGTATTCCGCTTGGAACTTTTCGGCTATATACATGGCCTTTTCACTTGTATCAGTGCAAAGGCGAGAGCCGACAGTCGTATGCGTGTCAGCGTAGTAGCAAATCGAATCCGAAAAACCGAACCCGGAAGACAGAACCCTATACCAGGGATAGTATTTCCATTGCGAAGGTTTGCTCCAATCTGGACGCCATCCGTTGTTAATTGCCTTGAAAATAATCAAGAGCTTATAGGCGTTGATGATTGGTTTTCTGAACTCTTCCGGGAGCATCGATACATCGGGCAATGCAGTTGTATCAATGTTTTCCTTCGTGCAGGCATCTTCAAACGATTTGATTGTTCTGAAATCAAATACAGGTTGGTTTTTTACTGATTTTTTGGCCATGATTTTTATTGTTTAATGGTTAGAAATTGTTCGTATATATCAATGAATTGCTTGGCAGCATAAGTGCATTTTTCCTTAGTTTCAAAGCAAAGGCGAGAGCCGACAGTCGTACTCGCGTTACCGAAGTCGTAAACCGAATCCGAAAAACCGAACCCGGAAGACAGATTGAAATATGGCCAGTATTTGTATTGATTGGAATTACTCCAATCTGGAGTCCAGCCCTGGTTAATTGCTTTTACAACAATTTTTGCCTTTTCATAATTGATGGTATCAGCATCAAGTCCGAGGCTGGCGAAGCGTTCATTGAACTCTTCTTCAGTAGTTCCGCATTCTTCGCAGGCATCTGCAAAAGTTTTGATGTCTGTGTAGTCTCTTTTTTTGAAGTAATTTTCTCCAAAGGTTTCGATCAATACTTTCTGAAACCACACTGGTGATTCCGGAAAAAGCTTTTTTGCTGTTGTTTTTTTAAGAGTTAATTCCATCATTTTTAAATGTGTTAAACTGTTAATATTCAATTATTTATTTTCAAAATATATACTTTTAAGTAAAAAAATAACTTGATAGTTTACTTACCACACACCACACTTTAAAACATTGATAATCAATTATGTTTTTTTTATGCATACCGTGTGGTAGGTTAGTGGTACGTTGTGGTAAGTAGGCAAAAAACGGCTACTTACCACATTTTTTCCTTTGGTGGCGCATGTTCTGGCGGTGTGGTAAGTGTGGTAAGTGAATTTTTATTTTTCATTTTTTCTTTGAGTTTTTTATATATTAGTGAATTAATAGATATGTTTATAAAGAATCTAAATGACAGACATGGTAGGCATAAATCGAATCAATACCACGTCTTACTTTCTTCCGGTCAAAACCCAGTTGAGTCAGGGCACGGCCAATTGCTTCATTACTCATCGATCCTCGGTCCTCCGACCGTATAAGCTTCTTTTCAATCATGCAGTTTAAAACCTCGTTGGCTTGCATCCATTCACCCTCGCCATTGATGGGTTTGCGGAAATACATGCGGATATACTTTGTACACGATGTTTCCACCCGGTACCGCTCGTTTATCATCCTGAATTCTTCCCAGTCCGACTGGTGCCAGGTATAATCAAAATCCTGTTCCATCAGCGTGACGGCTTCTGCCCACAGCTGGTCCACGTCAACCTTCATACTATACTCCTGGTTAATCGATTCGAGTTCTATCACCAGCCATCGGCGATATCCCATTCCTGAAGTAATGAAACCACCCATTTCAGGTGTTTTATTCGAGGTAAAACATCCAGATCCCAGGCGGGGCATTTCTTTGGGAAAAGGATCCCGGGGCAAAAGCACTTGTATTGTACTTTGCGACGATACTTTCTTCAAAATCTCATTCGATCGCTTGGTTACTCCAACCAGTTCGTCAAACAGAATCATCATATTTTGAGCAAAAGCGGTCTCCACATCAAACTTATTGATATCATCCTTCGATATGGCCAGGTATGGACGAAGTACCGGTGGCATCAAAAATTCAAAAAAGAAAGTTTTGCCTATTCCTTCATCCTGATGGACCAGTCCTAAAAACACTGAATTTGCAATGCTTTTCATAGCGCAGGCCACGGTGGCCACCAACCACTTTTTTAAGTAACTGTAAAACCTGATCTTATAATAATCCCTGCCCTGATCGCCATATTCCCTGATGCTCAGGTGAGCGGCCAACAGGTCGATATGACTGACCCCTTTCCATTTTTCCCGAAGGCTTTCAAAATATTCGGTCACCGGGTTATAAGTAGTCATGTAGTTGGGCGATCTGAGCAGCTTTCTGAGTACCGTATCCGAGCACTGAACGCCTTCTTCAATCATGTGGATAGATATTTCCTCCCAGGTCACTCCGTACTCAAATCGCTTGCTTTTGGGCTTAATTACCGCCCTGTTTGGGTTCGGATCGAAACGGTTAACCCGTATTTCGTAATTTTCTGAAAGAAATGCTCTGACCTCGTCAATCTTATTTTGCGAGCTTACTCTTGATTCAGTCTTTAGAGAGGATATTTTAGCCATGGTATAGTATAAGTTTCAAATTTTAAGTTCAAGGGTTCATGTTGTGGGTGCGATAATGCTAATCGTTGTCATCATCCTCCCAAAGTTTCCTTGAATATTGTACTACTGGTTCTTTCAATGCCAGAAGTTTCTTTTGCATCTCCTTAATATCCCACGAATCAATAGGCTTTGAGGTAATCATTTCAGCCATTTGGAACATCACTTCTTCAGTTACCGGATTGATAGCGTAAATTGCTGAAGGATTGAGAAGTCGTGTAAACTTCGGTTGTTGTGTCGTTTCAGGAACATCGACCCTTACAAATGTTGCAACTCCAATATTTTGTTCTGTAACCTTTCCGGCCATTTTAGTATGACCAAATAATTCAACTACTGCATTTAATTCAAATTTTTCCATGATTATTAATTTTATGTTTTTTAAACTCCTTAAACTCCTTAACCTCCTTAATTCCCTATCCACTCATCAGGATCTACACTCCCTTTAGCGCTGTCAAAAATCTGCGAGAAGTCCGTGCTCTTCTTACACGTAATAGTCCTCAGATCTCCCTCCCTGTTCTTGGCAATTACCAGCTGAATAATGTTCTTGATTGAATTTCCGGCTTCATCCACCCCGTCCTTGTCGTAATATTCCGGTCTCCACGGGAAAATCACCATATCGGCATCCTGCTCGATAGCACCCGATTCGCGTAAATCAGATAACATAGGGGTTTTATCCTGGCGGCTTTCAACGCCTCGATTCAACTGGCACAGCAATATCACCGGCACATTGGTCTCTTTGGCCAGCTTCTTCAGCGATCGGCTGATCTCGGCCACTTCCCGTTCCCTATTCTTCTGTCCATAGCCATTCTCCTGGGGCGACTCCACCAGCTGCAGGTAATCAATCACAATCAGCTGACATTCTCCCCTTCTGGCTTTGTTGCGTGCCACTGCCGAAATATACCTGACATTAGCCGAGGCAGTATCGTCGATGTAAATGGGTAGATTTTCCAGTTCTGTTATAGATTTATGATAGGCATCCCAGTCAATTCCGGTCATCTTTCCCGATTTCATATTATCCTGATCGATGCCACCATTACCTAAAATTAACCTCTGGCTTAATCGGGTATCCTTCATCTCAAGCGAGAAAATACACACCGATGCACGACTTTTAGCCGCGAATTTCGAAAAGTGAAGTGCAAAAGCCGTCTTACCCATACCCGGCCTGGCTGCTATCACGATTAAATCCGATGGCTGCCATCCATAAATGGCCCGGTTCAGATCGGCCAACCCGGTGGGTATTCCTGCCATTTCACCCCGCTGGGCTTTCTCGGCCCGTTCCACTACCTCCCGGGTAGTTTCCTTCATCACCTCGCGGATATGGCGCATGCCGGTCTTACCTGCCATCAGGTCATCGATCGCCTGCGTATTCATCGAATAACACATCTCTGCTTCGTCAAAATTATCCTGGTAGCTCAGCGAGATGATTTCCGAACATCGGCGGATCATTTCCCTTAAAACATATTTTTCATAAATGATCCGTGCGTGTTGTTCGATGTGTGCTGCGCTGGCAATGCGCGAAGTAAGCTGTGTGATGGCCAGTGGACCGCCAACTTCTTCGAGTAAATTCAGCTGGCGTAATTCCTGGGTAATGGTTAGTAAGTCGGTCGTTTTTCCGGTCGAAACCATCTTATCAATGACTTCGAAAATCACCTGGTGTGTATTTTTGTAAAACATTTCGCCTGTCAGCAGGTTCGAAATCTTGTGATAGGCATCCCGCTCCAGAAGCATGGCGCCAAGCACCACCTCTTCAAGTTCAATAACCTGTGGCGGTACCTTGCCAAAAGCGGCATCTATCTGATTAGGCAAGTTTGAATACGGTTGGTTTTTTTTCTTCTGGTCCATTATTGAGTAAATTATTGGTTATTAATTCTTCTTCCTTTACCACGTAAAAGTTAGGATTACGTTTATACATGGCATATTCCAGGTACTTCACTGCCGTTTTTGGATTGTTATCCGTAATCTCTTTCAGCCTTTTCAGCGCCATCACCTCCGATCGGCTCTTGATCCACTGTCCGTGCTGCTCCTGAAGATATTCCTTCCAGAATTTCCAGGTCGATAAAAACTCCGGATCATTCCATGGCTCTTTCACTTCCACTGCCTTCATGGGTGAAATAAACCCATCGAAATTATTCCACGACTTCTTAAATTTATCCCAGGATTTCTTCATTTTATTCTCGGCCTTAAAGAAGCTTACCGATTGAGGAAGCATTACAAGAAGCTCCTCCATAGCCTCCTGTAAATTGCGGACATCAGTGCCCATTTGGTCCCATTCTTCTTGCATAGTGTTTCTGTTTTAATCAGATTAATCATTTAATCAGGTTAATCATAACTTGTCCCGATCCCTCGGGAGTTCAGACTATTTTCGGCCACTCCTTAAACTCCTCCCCATCCAGTATATCACCGGCAGTTTTGCGACCAACACGAAACATTGTGTTAGTGGAGTAAGAATACCCAACCTCAATAGATCTCTTTGATTTAAAATATTGATCTTCATTAGTATGATCCATTGGCAACCATTCCCCCCATTGCTTAAAAAAGAATGCTGTCCCTGCCTTCTTACACTGATTCCTGATCGATCTCACCCAATCCGGGTGCAACGGCCTTGCCTTCGATCCTGATTCACCTCCGCAGATAATCCAGTTAATCCCTTCATTATACCAAGCGATAAAACTCTTTTTACCATTAACATCTACAATCATATTAAACTCATCAAAATCTATTGGCCCCAGCATTGGCTCAATACTCACAAACCTTTTGGCTGCTTTTATCTGAAGAAGTATTGGAATCCGTTTATTCGCCATCTCCTGGTTCTCAGCTGTTACTCCCAGCCATACATTTTCAGGAAAATCACCGGTCATTTTATCTTTAATATTCTCCGGCCGTTTGGTCAGAATAATAAAAAGGTGTTGCGGACATTGCCTGATTACCTGCATTACCTGGTTAATCCAGTTGCAAGGCACATTTTTATGAAACAAATCACTCATCGAGCAAACGAATATCATCCGTGGCGATTTCCATTGAAGCGGATTGTCAATGTGGTCGGTATTCAGGCAGGTATGTCCATTCCAACCTTGTTTATTGACAACATTACTATAAGCATAGTAAGTTTCACTTTTGCTCTTCTCAAGCATATATGGGATCCGCATGGCCATCTTCTCAGCATAACAATTATCACAACCCGGGCTTACCTTCGAACATCCCACAATCGGGTTCCATGTTTCCGGCCGGTATCCCGGCATATTCAACCATGATATTTTATGTTCTTTCATTTTAAGAGTTTAAGTATGTTTGCCGTAGTTTTAGATACATAATCATCTATTTCAATGTGACTTCTTTTACTTGCTGGATGTGCTATTTTTAAAGTTCTTGGAATATCAGATAAAAAGTTTCTATGAATCCAGGCACCAAGGAGAATAATTATATCCCAGTCTTCCGGGTGATTCTTATCGTGCCAATCTATTCTTAATTTACATATTTCAATTAAGTCAGTTGGCAAGTATTCTACATCACACAGGTTCGTTTTTAGGCATTCGTATGGCCGCAACTGTTTGATAATACGATCTATTAACTTTCCCGACTTAGTGCTACTGCACAATGGCATCTTACCAGGCTTATTGTGCATTCCTACAAAAATGATTCTTGGTCCCATCTGATTCAATTTGGTTCATCTTAATCTCCTTAAACTCCTTAATGACCTTAATCTCCTTACCCTCTTTACAATTTACCTTCGTTATATTCAGCTATTACCGTTCTCAATTCAAATGAGTAATTGCTGTATGCCGTCTCCGGATCATGATACTGAAGCGGATAATCGCTTCCCTTGAAAAAGCAGTTAAATTCAATCTCCTGGGCTTTCAGATCGTACTTCTTCACCAATTTCAGCAAGCTTACACGCAGTCCGTACACTTCGAAAATAACCTTAATGATCCGGTCTTCCACCTCGCAATAAAAAGGCAGGTGCACCTTAAGCGGTTTAATCATATCACCCACATACGCCTCTGCAGCATCATGCAATAGCGCGGCCAGTTCAATGCCTGGAGACACGTACACATTATTCTTTTTCATCAGGTAACGTACCAGCATACTGTGTTCAGCCACCGAGAAAAACCGTGGCGACATGCCCGAAAAATGAGGCTTATACGCCAATCCTTTGGCGATATCCATCAGATCCACCATATCTGCAGTTGGCTCCAGCAGATTAAACTTCTTACCCGAAATAGTATTGATACAGCCATCCAGCTGCCTTAGCGGAATCAACTCTTCCTTAATTGCGATTTCTTTTTCCATTAAACTTTTCATTAATTGTTGGTTATTTTAAAGTCCTTATTGTCCTTATCATCCTTATGGTCATTACGGTCAATATATTCCGGCCTTCCACAGTTGCTTCTCACTTCAAATTCAATCACCCATACCCATGGATTTTTATCCCAGCTTTTTCTACCATTCAGTCACTGGGATTTTCATTCATTCGTTCAAGGCCTCTGGTTCTTCTGGTCATTCCTTTTAATAGGGCAAGAATAGCCTGCACCATTGGAGTGCTGAATAAAATTGGTAATTCTTTCATGGCTTATAATATTAATCGCATGGAAATAGCTTCTATTGCTGGAGATGGAGGATTAACCTCTTGTAATTCACTGTGAAACTCTTCCGTCCTGATCTCATTGATATCACAGGCTATCCGGCTCATAAAACAGACTACAGCAATACCGCTTTCCGTTATACCTTCCCATACTCTGGCCGGTACTCCCGTCTCCAAAGCGCTGGGTTTTAAAGTCACAATCTTTGAGGTTGGTGAAATAATGATTTTCATTTGGTTATTTTTTTATTGATTATTGGATATTCATTATTGGTTATTTTCCAAATCCTCCCCCTTGTGGGGGAGTTAGAGGGGGCTTCTGTTTTCTCTTCCACCCTTTTTCAGCGGCTCATGATTAGGCTGTTGTGCTAGCCGTTCCAGGAACCGGTTCTTTCGTTCCAGCGATGTAAAATATTTAATGTACTTCTGCCGTGGATCATGATAAGAGAATGGATATTTAGAAACATCCGGGCTCTTGCAATGCCTCTGTTTCAGCATTTCCCGATCATGATTCGGTTTTAGTTTATTCATACCTGGCATAAGTTCCACCGGCAATGCTTTCGTTGGGTTCTTACTGATCATAATTTGGTTTTTAGTTAAGATCTCTTCTAAGCACTACATCACAATATGAATCTGCATTGATTTTTATAGACGTTATCGTCTCGATTTTAAAGCCACTTTCTAACATGTCTTTAAGTGTTTTATCTGAGATCCAAGAGCTTCTTAATTCGATATACTCACCAGGGAATGACAGTCCTGACATTTCTGTGGTTTTCCAATATCTTACCCAATTTTGGGCATTGTCTTTAATAATTCCGAAAATAATTTGTTCAATATTCATTGCTTAAATTTTAATTTATAAATAGTTTAAATTGGTGTAAATCTGTAGTAATCTATATCAGCGCATTCTTTAAGACTCCCCTTGTGGGGGAGGTTT